GCGCTCGCCGTTGAAATCGCCCGCGTAGTCGAGCCGCTGGACCAGGAACCGGCCGCGCAGCTTGGCTCCGTCCTCGAAACTCAGCTCATAATCGGCGATGGTGCCGCCCAGCGCATGGGCGCGCACGTCGTCCTCTGCCGCGCTGCCGAGGAAGATGCCCGCAGCCGAGACCGAGACCGAGCGCGTCCCCGCGCCCGACAGCAGTTCGCGCCAACCGCCGCTGTCCTTGTGGGTCACGACCACGGTATCGCCGTTGATCGACATCTGCGTGGTGCGCAGGCCCGCGACGGTGCGGTAATCGGGCGGGGTTGCGCCATCGCCGATCTTGAGGAGGAAGGCGGAACCTTTCTGGGCGGTCATGTGGGGTTACTCCAAAGCTCCCCTCCCGCTTGCGGGAGGGGCTGGGGGTGGGTGAGTGAGGTGGAAGGTGGATGTGCGGCGTGGGACTGGCCCACCCCGCTGCGACTAGGACTTGCTGCGCAAGCTCAAGTCGCGCGCCCCTCCCGAAGGCGGGAGGGGATTATTCGCTCTCCAGACACCGAAACCGGTATTCGAGCAGCATCGCGCGGCGGTTGTTCCGCCGCCGCTCGGCCCGGGCTCGCAGGAACTGGATCGTGGCGACGTGGAACCCCGCTTGCAGCCGCGGCAGATCTTCCACGCGCCGGTCGATCGCGCGGACCAGCGCGGCGTCGCCAGCGACCGCGTCGCCGCGGGTGTGGAGTTCGAGCGCCACGCGCACCTCGCGGCCGATGCGGTCCTTGGTGCCCCAATCCGCGCTGGCGCTGGCGGTGATCGCGAGCCAGGGCGGGGCGGCCCGTTCGGGCACCTCCTCCTCGACGGCGTTCAATGTGTCGAGCGGCGCGGGGCCACTGGCGAGCCACGCGATCAGCGCGGCGCGGAGTTCGTGTTCCATCGGTCAGTCTCCGCCAATCAGTCTTTGGGCGAGAAAAGCGGCCACAGGGTGCGGGCGTCGCGCCAATTCTCGGTTCGGCGCGCTTGGGCCAGCCTTCGCGCCTTGGCCGCGAGCCGCGCGGCAAAGGTCAGTGCGCCTTCCGTCTCCGCCACGATCATGCGACCCGCAGCCGTCGCCACGGCCGCCACAGCGCGGTTACGGCAGCGGGCGGCGCGCCGGCGTCGCCGCTGTCACGCGCACGGTGGAGGTGCGCAGCGAGGCGCAGCACGCCGTGGCGCAGGCCTTCGGGCAGCAGGCCCCATTCGGGCGCGAGCCCGGCCAAAAACCGCACCCTGATCCGGCCCGCCGCGCCCTGGTGCAGCACGCGGACCAACGCGGTTCCATCGGCCTCCAGCTCGATCTCGTAATGACCGCCCGGCAGCGCGAAGGCGGAACCTTCGGCAGGCAGCCCGGCGACCTCGGTCACCGCGTGAACCGGGCGGATGGGCAGCGTCTGCCACTGGGCCTTTGCGGGCAGGATCACTTCGCAAGCCTGCGCCAGGGGCATCGTGCCAGTGAAACCCTCGCACGCCTCGCAACTCGCGGCGAGCAGGGCGGTGAGCGCGGCATCGTCCGCGTTCGATCGGATCGCGAGCCACTGCTTCAAATCATCGAGCGCGGCCCCGGCGAGGTCCGCCGGGGAAAGGATGGTGCGACGCATGGGAATCTCCAACAAAAACGCCCGCACCGGCCAGGGGAAAGCCGATGCGGGCGCGGTGTTTGTTTTGCCTCAGGCGCCGGCGGCCGCATCCGCGGCCCTGGCTATCCTACGCGCAAAGCGCTCCGGGCGGCCGGTCGGCCTTGCGGACTGCGAGCAGTCGGGATCGGGCAGGCACAATTCGGTCGGCGACTAGCCGACCGCAAGCGCGACCGCGCGTCGCGGCTTATGCCGCGAAGCCAAGCGGCCCGGATGGGTCGCGCCCGGCGTCTGAGGGCGAAAACAAACGACTCGTCACACCTCGATCTTGAGCAACTTGATCGCGTTCGAATCGAGCACCTGCCCGCCCACGCGCTTGGTCGCGTAGAAGTGAACGAAGGGCTTGTTGGTAAAGGGATCGCGCAGGATCTGCGTCGCGCTGCGTTCCGCGATCAGGTAGCCTGCGCGGAAGTTGCCGAAGGCGATCGGGGTGGTGCCCGCGGCCACGTCGGGCATATCCTCCGCCTCGGTCACCGGATAGCCGAGCAGGCGGTCGGGTTGCCCCTCCACCAGGCCTGGCTGCCACAGGAACGCGCCATCCGCCGTGCGCAGCTTGCGGACCTCGGCCAGCGTGGCGGAGTTCATCACCCAGCTCGCGCCCTGGCGGTAACCGCCCTTCAGCGTATGGACGAGGTCGATCAGCAGGCTCTCGGGTTCAGTGCCAAGATCGCTCGCCGCGCCGCTGCCGATGTACTGGAGGCTGCCGAACGCGCGCACGCCGTCCGCCGCCTCGCCCTGCGGTGCGGCAAGGAACCCGCGCGGGCGGTTCACGCCGTTGCCGCTGACGAACGCCGCGCCCTCGGCCCGTGCAAACTCGCTCGCGATCTCGCCCGCCAGCCAGGTTTCGAGGTCGAACCCGGCATCGTCGAGCATCGCCTGGCTCGCCGCCGGATTGGCGTAGAGCTCGCCCGTCGGCGGGGCGATCTCGGCGAATTCCGGCGTGTCGGTCTCGGGCCGCCCGGCGACCTCGCTGACCCAGCCCGACGCCGTGCCGCCCGTCGCGATCAGCTTGCGATAACCCGCGCTGCCGGTCTGGACGACCTGCGCGATGGCGCGGATCGGGCTGACCTCGGTGAGCTGCCGCGCGATCATCGCGTCGATCTCGCGCGGCACGGCATAGCCGCCATCGGCGGGCACCGCGCTGCTGATCGACTTGATCTCGGCGGTGGAGCCGCGCCGCAGGTAGTGATCGACGAACGACTTCACTTCCGGATTGTCAGACCCGGCAATCGCGGGCCGCTGCGCCGCGCGGCCGATCCTGTCGACCCGCGCCTTGACCTCGTCGACGTCGGAGCGAAGCGCGGCGACATCGGCCTCGGTCTTGTCCTGGCGGGCGACCAGGTCGAAGCTGGCTTCGAGCGGGTCGGGGGTGGTCATGGTATCCATAGGGCATTTCACCTTTCGTTGGGGGGTATTGGGGCGCAAAAAAAACCTCCCCGGGACGGGAGGGGGACCATCCGAAGGATGGTGGAGGGGACTCGCCGCCAGCACGGCGCGAGCGGCCAGTCCCCTCCGTCAGCCGCCTTCAGCGACTGCCACCTCCCCGTCCCGGGGAGGCGCGATGAGATGCACCCGCGCCGCGTGTTGCAGCGGGTGCGTGACGAGGCTGACTTCGAGCAATTCGATATCCTCCAGCAATCGCCCTGCCGCGCTGTGGCGGAAAGCCCGCGCGCGGTAGCCGAAGCTGAGGCCAGTGATCGCGCCCAGCGCCAACATCGTAGCGGCGCGCCCGGCGGGGTTGTCGAGGCTGGCGATCACCCGCAGCCCCCGCGCATCCTCGGCGACGCGATCGACCCAGCCGATCCGCTGCTCGGGCCGGTGCTGCCAGTAGAACGGCAGCGCGCCCAAAGAGGACAACGTGCGCTCCGCCAGCGTGCGTGCGAAGGCACCGGGGCGGATGGTGTCGCGGCTGGCGTCGGCCCGGTCGAACAAGGCCGCGTAACCAGCGAGTCTCACTTCAGCATCCCCGGCATCCCAAGCCTGACCGCGATCCCGATCAGCAGCAGCGCCAGCGCCCCGCGCACCAGCCAGTCGATCGCGGCCTTCCAGGCGCTCGCCTTGGCATCGCGCCAGGCGCGCAGCAGTTCGCGCAGTTCGTCGATGTCGTCCTGCGCGCCCGGGTCCGACAGACCCAGCCGCGCCAGCACGCGGTTGGCGCCGACCTCGCTCGCTTCCTCCACGATCGCGCGCAGGGTGACGAGATCGCTGCCTTCCGCCGCCGATTGCGCGATCAGCCGCGCCAGCATATCCTCGCGGTTCATCGTGCTTCTCCCAATCCGAGCATCTGGCGCTTCTCCGCGTCGCTCAGGAAATCCGCGCCGCTGACCTGGCTCCACAGTCGTTCGCGGTCCTCCGCCAGCGCGGGAACCCGGTCGAGATCGACCGCCAGCCGCGCATCCCCGAACCACGGCGCCAGCCCTTCCGAAATCCCGGCCAGGATCTTCCCCGCCAGCGGCAACAACGTGAGCTTCCACAGCGCCCGGCTCGCCTCGCGGTAGTTCGAATAAGTGTTGTCGCCCGGCAGCCCGAGCAGCATCGGCGGCACGCCGAACGCCAGCGCAATGTCGCGCGCGGCGGCAGCCTTCAGCGCGGCGAAGTCCATCTCGGCGGGCGAAAGCGCCATCGGCTGCCAGGTCAGCCCGCCATCCAGCACCAGCGGCCGCCCGGCATTGCCCGCGCCCTGGAACGCCGATGCCAGCTCGGCCTTCAATCGCTCGAACTGGTCGCCGGTCAGCTCCGCCCCATCGCCCGGATCGTACATGAGCGCGCCGGAGGGCCGCGCGGCGTTCTCCAGCAGCGCGCGGTTCCACTGCGTCGCGGCGTTGTGGACCGCGATCGCCTGCGCGGCGGCGGCGAGCGTGCCCGCGCCATAGTGGTCATCGCCGGGATGGAAGCTGCGGATATGGATCAGCTCGGGCCAGCCCGCCGCGTCCTCGATGGCGATCTCGAGCGTGCGTTCAGCGAGGCGATAGCGATAGGCCGCCGGCCACCCGTCCGCGCCGGGCACTACCGTCACCCGCTCGGGCCGCAGCGCGTAAAGTTCGACCGGCCGCCCGGCGCCGTCCTTGATCACCTGGACATAGGCATTACCATGCAGCAGCAGGTGCGCCGCGACCGTCTCGACCAGCGACTGCCCGGCGGAGGTGGCGGAAACGAGCGCGACCAGCTCCGGCTCGGCATCGGCGAGCGGCGCACTCCCGACCCCCTCGGCGACAATCCGCACCGCGCGCTGCGCCACGGGATTACCGACAAACCCCTCGCGCAACGCAGTCGCATAATCGAACGCGGGCCTGCCGCCCCCGTCAAACGCCAGCGCCCACGGCGAAACAAAGCTGCGTGCAAGGGGCACACGCGAAGGCCCCCCGCCCTTGAGGGCGGAGGCGATGGAACTGAACAACGACATTTGCTGACCTCGCTCGATATGCCCAATGCCCGTGCGGGAGGGGCTTTATTGTTAGACCACCAGCACCCGCGGCCGCCGCCTCGACCCGCCCAGCAGCAGCTCCGTCAGCGCCCACACCAGCGCGTCGGCGCGGTCGGGGCTCTTGCCGGGGCCTTCGTAGCGGCCTGCGGGCATGATGCCGCAGAGCTGGTCCTCCAGCGCGGGGAACAGACCCGCGTGGCGGACCTTGCCCGCTTCGTAGGCGGCGGCGACCGGTTCGGCCCGCGCCGTCTTGCCCCGGGTCGCGTGGACCAGGCGCGGCGGCATTTCGAGCCCCGCCATGCGCAGCACGCTGGCGATCATCGCGCCGCCCTGGTTGGCCTCGGCGACCACGCGGTCGGCGCGCCATGCGCGCGCTGCCTCGGCCACCGCGCGGGCCCAGCGTTCGGGGCTGGCCTTCTCGACCGAGCAGTCGGCGAGCACGCGCGCGATCCCGTCCGCGCCCAGCGCCGCGACCACGATCCCGCAGGCGTCGCCATGTTCGCTCGCGGGCGGATCGACCCCGATCACGACCCTTGCGGGTGGTGACGAGGCGGCCGGTTCGCGGCAGCGTTCGAGCAGCGCCCGGCTCCACAGCGCGCCGTCGATCTCGGCGATCAGCTCGCCTGCCAGTTCCTGCCGGGCGAAGGTGGTGCCGGCGAACTGGCCGGTGATCTGCCGCAGATAAGCCGTGGGCAGATGAGCCTTGTTGTCCAGGGTTGCGCCCCGCGTCACCGCGACCGCGCCGGTGGCCGTATCTGCCAGCAGCCGCCGCACCAGCGGCACCGCGCGCGGCGTGGTCGTGGCGAGCACGCGCGGGTCCTCGCCCAGCCTGAGGCCGAGCAGGAGGTTGTCCCAGGCCCGCGTCGCCCGTTCGCCCGCCAGTTCCCATTTGGCGATCTCGTCACACCAGGCATGGCTGTGCTGCGGGCCACGCAGCGAATCGGGTTCGGCGGCCGAGTAGAGGAACGCCTGCGCCCCGTTGCAGAACTGGAGGCGGCGCAGCGACGGCTCATACACCGGCATCCGGAACGGCTGGCAGCACGCCAGCACGCCGCTCTCGCCCTCGACCATCACTGCGCGGGCTTCGGCCAGCGATGCGCCGACCAGCGCGATCCGCGCCTCGGGATTGCGCTTGGCGACCTGACGGACCCATTCGGCCCCGGCGCGGGTCTTGCCGAAACCGCGCCCGGCGCAGATCATCCACGTGCGCCAGTCGCCGGGAGGCGGCAGTTGCGGCGTGCGCGCCCATAGGCGCCAGTGCCAGCGCAATTCCTTGCGCTCCTCCTCGCTCAGCCGCCTGAGTTCCGCGAGCCGCTCGCATTCGTCGAGGCGCAGGAGCGCCCGCAACCGGGGGTCGAACGCCTGCGGATCACTGTCCATCGGGTTCACCGGGGGGGCACGCCGCTCCATCCTCGCGCGCTGCCAGTCGGCGGCGCATCGTGTCGAGCTTGGCATCGATCGAGGCGAGCACCGCATCCTCGTGCTCGTAGTCGTTTCGCCCGCGCTGCCGGGTTACCGTCTCGCGGTGCGCGGCGAGCAGGCGGAACGCGGTGGCGTTGTCGAACTTGCGCCGCGCCCGTTCCTTGGTCTTGCCACCGTCGAGTTCGCCTTCGCGCAGGCGCTGGAGCAGGTCGAGTTCGAGATTGTCATAGCCTTCGCACAGCGCCGCGAACCAGTCGCGGGCAAACCCGGAATCGGTGCGGCGCAGTTTGTAGACCGTGCTGACGTCGACCTTCGCCCGCCGGGCGCTGGCAGCGACGTTCGAGGTGAGCGCGAGCTGGGCAAGAAACGGCGCGCACCACGCCTTGCGCCGCCCCGCTGTCTTGATGTTGGCCATGCGATCCCTCCCGGTTGCTTCGCGCCCGAACGCAAACGGGCGGCCAGTCCGAAGGAAAGGCCGCCCGTCAGTGCGAATCGGTTTATCGCGATGTTCCGTATTGCTAACCGAACAGCGTCACGATGTCAATAAAAAAGTGCCAAATGGGTTAAATTATCCCTACGGCCTTTCCGGCGCGTTCGAACATTCCCAGGATCGTCGCCACTTCCTCGGCCGAATGCTCGGCGCAGAGCGAGCAGCGAAGCAAGGTCATGTTGGCAGGCGTCGCGGGCGGGCGGGCGAGGTTGACGTAGAGCCCTTCGCGCAGCAGCGCCTGCCACATCGCCGCGCCTTGCTCCAGGTCGGGCATGATCACCGCGATGATCGCGCTTTGCGGTTCGTCGGTGCCGAGCTTGAAGCCCAGCGCGGTCAGCCCGGCGTGGAGGTTCTTGGAATTCTCCCACAGGTGCGCGCGCTTGTTCGATCCGTGCATCAGCTTGCGGATGCTGGTCGCGGCGGTCGCGACGACGCTCGGCGGCAGGCTGGCGGTGAAGACATAGGGGCGGCACACCAGCCGCATGATCTCGAACTTCGGGTGGTTGGAAACGCAGAACCCGCCGACCGTCCCG